AGCTCGTTGGGAGCCAACGAATATAATACTGGCTATAATATTGAAACAGATATACGCAGTATTAAAAGCGTAGCAGGCGATCAATATATTTTAAGTCAAGTACCAGGTAATATTATTTTTGTAACTTCAGGATTTCGTGCCAACGATATCTATTGGTTTATTGTTGCTACAGCACAAGGACTATGGTATGCCATTAATGATGCTGGCATAACAAATATTACTCCAAACGTTGGTAATTTTTCAGGATATAATACATCAACTGTAATTACAGCAAGTTGGAATGGTACTGTATTATTTTTAAATGATGAGCTTAATCCTCCAATGTATTTGTTATCTGATGATAACGTATTACGTTTATATGATTATAGTCCAGACAATTATGTTTGGAATTATGACGTAGGTTATGACAGTACAGGTAATGTTGTTCCGTTATATTCAAGTTTGACAGCAGGTTTTATTCGTGTTTATAATAGTCCAAACTTAGGTAGTTTATTAGTAGCAGGTAACTTAACTGGCAATATTAATGCCAACGTAGTACCTGATGGTGGCACAGTACAAAATTTACCAACCTCAGTTCGTTGGAGTCAAAACTTTGGTCTTAATGCAGGACCAACAACNTGGGCTCCTACNCAAAACAACGTGGCCAACCAAGTAGAGGTTCCTGTGCGTGGTCCTGTTGTTGATGGCTTTCCCCTAAATGGTAATTTTTACATTTGTTCATATTGGGATACTTGTATGATGGCGCCAATCGCATACCAATCAAGTTATGCTCCTGTGTTTGGTATTAAACTTGTAAATCAAGGTCGCGGTATGCTTAATGAGAATTGCTGGGTCAACGTTGATAACACAGTCTTTGGCTTAGATGCTCGTGACATTTGGCAATTTGATGGTGGTAATTTTAAAGCCATTGGTAACCAACGTGTAAAAGATTATTTCTATAATAATTTGAATCCAAGCTATACAAATCAACTTTTTATGGTACACAATAGTAGCAAGTACCAAATTGAAATTTATTATCCAGACTTGACATCAACAGGTCAATGTAATCAAATGTTGTCCTATCGTTATGATTTGGATGTGTGGCAACCACCACGTCAAGTAACAAAAGCAACACAGGCAACTGAAGCCCCAATAGTGGTCAACGGACAATTTAATTTTGCATCACGTAATGTTGTGTATAGTTCCTATACTGGTAACGTACAATTAGTACAAAAAGATACAGGTACAAGTTTCTTGGGCAATACTATTAGTAGTTTATTCCAACGTAACAATATCTCTTTTGGTCAGCCATATAGTGCTTCAGTATTAGTACATCGCGTATTACCAGAAGTATATGGCTCAGGTAATATACAAATTACCATTGGTGGTAACAATAGTGTAGCAAGTTCTCCTACATTCCAACCTACTGTAAATATGCCAATTGTTACTGATGATCCTTGGGTGCAAATTGATCAAAACGAATATCGTGTAATTACAATGAAAGTAGCACAGGTTTCATCTACAGATACCTGGCAGTTGTCAGCAGCCAATTGGCAAGTAACAGTTGTACAGGATACCCGTTAATGAGTAATTTTGCATTAGATACTTCTAGTCCACTTGGTGACATAGTTGGCAGTCTCAACTATGCGTTGGCCAACCTTGGTACATTTGATGCTAATATAGTTTCTAACATTGCCAACGTGGTTGTTACCAATGCTAACGTAGTTACCGCTAATACAACCACTGGGCAACTGTCAAGTCGTTTGTCAGGTACAATTAGTTATTTGTACAATTATGTTAACGTCAAGTATGCCAATAGTGCCACAGGTAGTTCAGGCTTTAGTAGTAATTGTACAAGTAGTAATTACTATGGTACACATAATACCACTGATGGTACTATTAGTAGCAATCCAACAGATTATAATTGGAAACAGGTAACTGGTGGTTTTGGTACTACCAAGGGCTTATACTACACAACTGCGGGCGGCGGACAGGTTTACTTTGCTGCCAGTTCATCACCAATTAGTTCTTTTTATCAACCTGTACTAGATAACACACCAATCTTATTACAAAGTTTAGCCAATAGTCTTGTACAAACTTACAATATTAATCCAGGTGCGGTTACCAACGTTAGTATTGCGGCCAATACTATTACTGCAGATAATGTTAAACCCAACACATTAACAGCATTACAAATTGCTGATAGAACATTAAGTTCAGCACAAATTGCCTTGCAAGGTATTACAGGTAATGTAATTGCACAAAATACTATTACTGGTAATTTGGTAGCATTGAATACTATCACAGGTAACTTAGTAGTTCCAGGAACTATTACAGGCAATTTAGTAGCGGCAAATACAATTCAAGGTAATAGTATTGTTGCTGGTAGTATTACCTCAACACAAATTGCTGTTGGTACATTAACTGTTGCCAATAGTATTCAAAGTACAGATGCAGTATTTGGTAGTTATACCAGTCCAGGTTTTTGGTTAGATGCCAACACAGGTACAGCACGTTTTGGTAGTACTATTAGTGTTGGTAATAATTTGGCTGTTGGTAATAATGCTGTCATTGGTGACACTTTGGTTGTTGGTAATAATACTGTTATTGGTGACACTTTGGCTGTTGGTAATAATGCTGTGATTGGCAGTAATTTGGCTGTTGGTAACAACGCTGTGATTGGTAATAAATTAACCGTTGGTAGTAATGCTGCTATTGGTGGTAACTTAACTGTTGGTAATAATGCTGTGATTGGTAATAATTTGGCTGTTGGTAACAATACTGTTATTGGTGATACTTTGGTTGTTGGTAACAATACTATCATTGGTAATAATTTGGCTATTGGTAACAATGCACAAATTGGTGGTAATTTAACAGTTGCTGGATTGATTACCAGTGCCAATTTAAATTCCAATACTGTTCAAACAACAACATTAGTACAAAATGCCACTTCAACCATTGGAGCAAATACTGTTTACAGTACTTATACTATTAATAGTCCTGTGTCAGGAACAACCTATCCAATGGGAGCTAACGTAAATATTTCCAATGTACAACCAGGATGGTCATTTATTGCTTCAGCATTTTCAACACCAACTCTAACTTTTACACCATCAGCACCTACTGGTGGCGTGACTTTTAGGTTGGTGATAAAAGCTCAAGATCCCAATGGTACAATAATTGCATCACCAACCTTAACTACCAGTGTAATTACCTGGGTAGCTAACGCTGTTAATATATCATTTGTTGTGATGACATTTCCAAGTGCATATTTAAACACCATTACTGGTAATATTACTGGTACATACAAATTTTGGTTAGAACAATCAGCAACGTGGTCAACTGGAACAACAACTACATTTGAAGATGGTGGTCGCGGTTTAACTATAAGTGTGTTTAAACGATAATGTATACAATATATAATCCAATAACTGGTGAAATTATTTCAACCATGGGCTATAGTAGCAGTGAAGAAGCTACGGCGGTATTGGGCACATCTTCTTACATTGATGGTAATTATCCTGGCAATCAATATTATATAAATGTTGATACAAAACAACCTGTTAGTATTCCGTCCAAACCAACAACCACATTAGATCAATATACATTTAATTGGTCTACTCACACTTGGGATATTAATCTTGATGCCACAGCCGCATTAATGCGAGCAAAAAGAGATAGTCTATTAAATCAAACAGTAGATCAAGTCAATCCCGTTTGGTATGCTAGTTTAACACAAGAGCAACAACAAGAATTATCCACATATAGACAAGCATTATTAGATGTGCCACAACAATCAGGGTGGCCTACAGATGTGAGTTGGCCAACAAAACCCACATGGATGTAACACGGTAAATACTAACATGACATTACAAGACGAAGATAAATTGGATGTAATACATCATTTTGCAGGCGGAGTATATGCTAAAGAAATGACATTAAAAACAATGAATGATGGTATGCATCAACATAAACATCATTTTGATCACATGAGTATTTTAGCAGAAGGTAGTGTATGGGTAGAAGTAGATGGTATAAAAACCAAACATACAGCACCTAGTGTATTAAACATTAAAGCAGGCGAGCGTCACAGAATTTGGCCTATAACCGCACCAGTAAAATGGTATTGTATACACGCCACAGATTGTGAAGATCCTGCTGAAGTTGACAACGCAATAGTTAGCGAAAGAGAATAATATGAGTGCAAGTTGGTTTGACCCTGGAAGTTGGTTTGGTGGCAGTAGCGGTGATGGAAGTTCTGTTACTGTAAGCGATCCTGGTTCTGCATACAATAATGCACAACCAGTAACTCCTGTCTATGATAATAGCACAAGTTGGGGAGATACTACACCAACAGATACAAATTCACAAGTATATCCAGATCCTGGATCACCAACTGGCTATAGTGATATAAATGGCAATCAAGTTGATAGCACAGGTCAACCTGTTAATTATGATAGTTCAGGTCAATTAATTGATAGCAATGGTAATATTATTGGTAATGCTGGCCCATATCAAGCAGGTCCAAATGATCAAACTATTACACCAGGTGGATATGATGCACAAGGTAATCCATTAGATGCCAGTGGTAGACCAATTCAACCAGGTGCACAACAACCAGGTGCACAACAACCAGGACAAAAAACAGGTACACAAAATAAAGGTGTTCTTGGTAATTTATTAGGCAACAATAATACAACAGATACTAGCGGTGGCGGTAGTGGATTATTGGGAACTTTGGGTATGTTGGCCGCTGGTGCTGGCGCTGGTTATTTGTTAAATAATTTATTATCAAACAAATCTAGTACAGGTACA